AGTCTGAGCGCCTGTGCCATTGAAGTAGTCAGTACCAGAGATAAAACTCTGGGTGGTTGGTGTATTACCAAGGTATGCCATTAGGTGATCTCCAAGAGACTCGCAATAACATCTGCAGAACTAGCAGCAGAACTAACTACTTTAAGAACATCGGCAGCTTCTAGAACCAATTTCTGATCTCCACCAATCGGGACTAACGAACCACCGACAGGTACTGTTGCACCTTTAACGATGTAATAATCCGTAGCACTAGATGTCACATACACATCGACAGTGATAGGACTTGATATGATGTTACCAATTGTCATACCAATAATCGTAGTCTGTGTTGCAGACGGACATGTGTATACTGTAGATGCCGAAGTACCGACAGCTTTACTAAATTGATTTTTGAATGTATTTGCCATTTGTTTTCCTTATCCCAATGCGATTGCTAAAGCGACTGCTGTACCTGCCGGATCAAAGTCTGTTGTATTTGCAGTAGCTGCTGTTCCTAAACCTAAACTTGTTCGTGCTGTTGCTCCAGACTCCAATACAAAGTTAGTACCATTGCCTACAATAAAACCATTGTCAGTAGGCGTTAGTCCTGCAATATCAGCCAATTGTGCATCATAGGCTTGTACGTCAGTTCCAATTGTTAGACCTAAAGATGTCTTTAATGTTGCACCAGATTCAACTACAAAGTTAGTGCCATTACCAATAATGACACCGTTATCTGTAGGAGTTAGTCCAGCAATATCTGCAAGCTGGGCATCATACCCTTGTACATCGGTACCGATTGCAAGACCTAATGAGGTCCTTAATGTATTGCCTGTCTCTACTACAAAGTTAGTACCATTGCCGATTATAACACCGTTATCGGTAGGTGTCAATCCTGCTACGTCAGCTAACTGTGGGTCATACCCTTGTACGTCTGTACCAATAGCTAGACCTAAAGCACTTCTAGCACCAGATGCAGTTGTAGCACCAGTACCGCCATTTGCAATGGGAAGTGTGCCAGTAATATCGGCAGTACTAATATTTAAATCATCCCAAGAGGTATTCGTACCGTCTGTCTTTAGGTATTTACCAGAGTTAGTAGATTGGGAAGGAAGAAGATTATTTAATGCTGCATTTGCTGTACTAGCACCAGTGCCACCATCGGCAATAGCCAAATCGGTAATGCCAGTAATAGAACCGCCAGAGATAGTTACATTGTTTGCATCTTGGGTAGCAATCGTACCAAGACCAAGGGATGTCCTTGCAGTAGCACCAGACTCAGCAACAAAGGCGGTACCATTTCCTACAATAAAGTTATTATCTGCCGGAGTTAAAGCTGCAATAGCAGCTAAGTCAGCATCATACGCTTGTACGTTAGTACCAATTACCAGACCTAAAGTTGCCCGTGCTGTAGCTGCATCTGCATCATCTATTAGTGTCCTACCAAAAGCAGATAAATCCGTAACTGCTGCAGTACCAGATCCTGTAAAATAAGGAAGTTTATTGGCTGCAGAAACAACACCTGCTAAAGCAGCAAGTTCTGGGTCATATGCCTGTACGTCAGTTCCAATTGCAACACCGAGAGTAGTTCTTGCTGTAGTTGCATCTGCATCATCGATAAGAGTTCTACCAAATGCAGTAAGATCTGCTAAAGCTGCAGTGCCAGATCCAGTATAATAAGGAACTTTATTTGCTGCAGATGTCAGACCAGCAAGTGCAGTAAGTTCTGCATCAAGTGGCTGTTTGTTATCTAACTGAGTTTGAATAGCAGATGTTACACCATCAACATAGTTTAATTCAATACCTGTTGGGGTAATGACAGTACCATTTAATTCTAGGGTATCAATATATGCAGTACCATCAATGTATGCATCTTTGAATTGGAATGTAGCAGAACCTAAGTCAACGGTATCGTCTGTCTTAGGGGTGATAGCACCAGTAGAAACTACGAGATCTTGTGCAGGACCTACCTTTGTAATTGGGGAACCATTAGCAGCCCCATCGTGATTGTGTCCTGTGCTTGCATTAAACGCTGCTTGTAATGAATCAAATTCGCCATCTAAGTCTGAAGCATTAATAATATTACCGTCAGCAATATTATTGACTGTATCGTTACGTGTATATCCAGTTGCCATATCTATTTACCTTGTCTTTTACCGTCTGTCGTAAGTAGCGTATTCTAGTGTTGCAGCGTCAAGTGAAAATGCAGGATCCGTACTTTCAGATATAAACTGCAAAGATACTGTAAATCCAGATCCTACTACCTGTGTCTGGAATAGTTTCTTTAATTTAGTTCCATAACGTACAGTACCGTAAGTAGCCGTAGAGGAACCATAAAATCCTACAGCACCTGTTTGATTTGACAATGTTATTGTGTCAGGTTGTATCACACCTTCATCGTCAAAGTCAAGTTTTAAATTAACTGAGGTTGTTACACTTCCTTGTGGATCTGTGTATAGGAAAAGCTTATAAAATGCTTTACGAATACGAGGGTCATCCATTGGTACAAATGGGGTAGAAAATGTAGCAACAATGTTAGCACCATCAAAACTATTGCCCTGCTCCATTTCGTACACATAGCCGTCTGTGTTAGAGAACACAACAGTTTCTACCCTGCCGTAATAATCACTATCTGCTACAAAGGCTTTAATACCCCGTAACTCAGCCCAAGCTATTGTACCTGTCTGGTCACCAATTGTCTGAGTACCTAATACTCCTACCGCATTCTGAGTAGTAACACTATCACTATAACCAAAGATACGATACTGTGATTTCTCTCGTATTACAACACTAGAGAAAGATGTACTAGATCCAATAAAGGAAGTCATCTCACTCTGAATAAACTTGGATACTACTGCTAAGGAGTAGTCACCAAATTTATCTGTACCACTCAAAAGTCTCAAACCGTCAGGACCCAAGAACATAACGTCAGATCCGACCTCTTGAATTGTGTCTGTATCTACGCAGCCAACATTCAAAGTAATAGGTTGTAATACAAAATCAGCTACAGTGTTACCAACTAATCTACTAATCTTTTGCTGGCTAAATATAATAAGCTGTTCACGAAATACTATTAAACCCGTGATAGCATTGCCAACACTTATAACACCAGAACCGTTTGCTACATTAAAGTCACTGTCTGTATAAGGGGAAGTAAAAGTTAACTTGTCACCCTTAGCAAAGAACAGTTGATTCTTAAACCATACGACATGTTCAGCACCAACAACATCTGAAGGAGCATCATGCAATTCTACAAAAGATGTACCGTCATACAAAAAAGGAACATTGACACTGTCAACACCACATATTTTTTCTGTAGTTGCAATACGGTACTTCTCAAACCTATACTTTGTTGCAGCATCTCTAGCTGCAGATAAAAAAGTTATTGCAGCATTGTCTGCTGGGCTAGATGCTAAAGCAGGACTAATTGCTAAGGTAGTACCGCCACTAGTAACTGTTGCATCGGCAGTAACTGTATATATTAATGAAACACCAGCAATACTAAATACATCACCAGCTTTAGGTTTACCTGTCAGTCCATCAACAATTAAACTGCTACCTGTTTGACTAGCACCATTAACTAATACAGTTCCATATGATGGGGCACTAATCTTTGTCCAGCCACTACCTATGCTTCTGTATAAACTATTATTACGGGCAGCAATTACTTTACCTGTCCAAGCAGCAACACCTTGAATAGTGCCAGTCCCAGATGTAAATGTAAGGACAGCTTTATCTGCAGGGCTAGATGCTAAGCTTGTTGTTAATGTAAGTGTTGCACGCTTAGTGGATGTGCTATATGAAACACCGCCAGTAGCAATCGTATATGTACCAGCTACCCCTGCAATAGTAAATGTATCACCTTCTAATGGGGAAGCAATTAAGTTGCCTACTATAAGTGTAGTACCTGTTTGCCCACTTCCGTGTACTCTGCCGTCTCCATATGCAGGAACGATAGAGCTATCATACTTATCGAATCCATCGATACGTCTATAGCCACCCTCGATAGAAGGTTCAAAATTACGTAATATCCTAGCACTGCCCGGAAATTGAATACCAAGCTGTAGAGGGGATAGATTCGTAATTAACCCACCCTTAAACTCAAACGGGTATGTACTCCATCTATCAGCCATTAATTAACCCTAAAGCCAGCAGTGTATCTTTTATTTTGTGGAAGCATAGTAGAGCGTACATACTCGGTACGATTGACCAGCATGATTCTCATATGCTTGAGGTTCTGTTCAAACTTTGCTTTGGCTACTGTTGCGTCTTGGGTATTGCCCCTAAACATGTACGCATAATAAGTAGCACCTTCAACAATGACATGCCTATACATTTCAGGAATGGTGGGCACATCACTGTATGCAGATAAATCGGTAGTTACTGTGTAATACTCATACGTTAGTTCGTATGCTTCCTTTGGTGTCTGTACCAAAATGAATTGTCTATTTGGTGCTTGAACAATAAAAGAAGGAATATCTCTTAGACTTGTATCGTTATTGTATTCTTGATCTACAAACTTCTCTAAGTATTCTTCATAAGACATAATCCGTAATTTGACTGTCTCATTATTGAATGTGGTGTTTTTTCTAATACGGAAAGAATCGAAGTCAATTGTTTTCGCATTAGCAGGATAGTTATACCTACTTGTCCCTGCAGTTAAGGTTGTAGTTTGTGACACATGATTCCAGTGCCATTGAAACTCTAGCTGATTAATGTCCTGAATAGCTGCATTAACTGCATCTTTAGCATGCGAGTAAAACCCTTTAGCACTATCAAAGTTAGAGCTTGTAAGTTCTACTTCATTTAATTTTCTATTGATGTCGTTAACTAGACCTAGGAAATTGTAAGCCACTGTAGCCCCTTGTTAGAACATAAGAAATGGGAGACCCTTGTGGAGTCCCCCATCATTTACAACATTAAGCTAATTGCTCACGATCTACTGCAGAAGCTGCATCAGCAGCCTTGTTTACATCAACAACAATTGCCCAAACACGACCAGCGATTACACCGGGTGAACCAGAGATAGTTGTAACAACGTCAATGGTGTCAGCAGCGGAAATTAAACCAGCGGTAGTGCCTGCTTTAATTGTGTTAGCTGCAGTGTTATCGAAGTTTAGTGAGCTTGCAAAGTTTGTTGTACCATCAGTAATGTTCATGGTATATGTTGTAATATCAGGAACAGTTGTGGTATTTTGAAAACCAGCAGCTAATACTAAAGTACCAGCAGGAACAGCAACTCCTACAGTGGTACCAGAAGTAGCTGGCAAGCTAACAAACTTCTCGATTTTGTACGCATGATTGCGTAACGATTGAACTAAAGCCATTTCTATTTCTCCTTAAATTAAGCTGCGTTGTAACGGGCAACAGTGATTGCTTCTGGACGAAGAATCTTGCGACCATACAAGTGCATGCCACGTACAATGTCAGCGAAGCTGTCTGGATCACGATAGCTCTCTGTCTTGGTGATTTGTTGAGCAGAAGCAACAGCAGCATCTTGACCAGCAACGATAACACCATAGTTAGAAGACTGAGCAGAAGCACCAGATGTACCGGGACCAGTACCAACTTTAGGTAGGTTGTTTGAAACATATACACGGAAACCATGTAAGTTGTTCAAGATCAAACCATTCTGCAAGCCAGATCCACCAAAGTCACCATTCAATAAACGGCTATCTTCATCTTTTAACAACTCGATGAAAACAGGGTCAAGAACTAACCAACGACCTTGTGTGTCAACTAACTGTTGATCCAACAAACGACCCATACGAGCGATCACTTGCAATGG